GCGCGATGGCGTCGGGACGCTGTTCACCCCGGCGGAATACGCAATGACGGACTGGACGATGTGGCTGCCAGCGGCGGCCAGGAGGCAAGCTGCATGAACACCGGCGACGGCGTTAAACTCACCGAACGCATCCAGACGGCGCTGCATGACGTGCCGCCCGGCACCGGCGGCGTGGTGGTGTGGGCGGACAACGCGCGCGGCGTGGGCTGCGTGGCGTTCGTGGGACACGGGCAGGTGTACAACGTGCCGCTGGCGTGGCTGGTACCTGCGTGGGCCACGTGGCGGCAGCGGAAGACGAGGACGGCATGACCTACGCGACCGAGGCCTGCCGCTACGCCCGCCCGCTGCCCGCGCCCGTACGCGTGGAACGGCGCGCGCATACCGCCAAGACGTGGCAGCCCGTGACGGACGTGCTGGCGTGGGATGGGCGCGTGTTGACGCTGGAGGACGTGCCCGCGTTCGTGCTGGTGTCCGGCGCGCGCTGGCGGATTGGCGGGCACGAATACGACCAGGGGCTGCTACGGACGGACGGGCCGATCAGGGTGACGCTGCGGAGGGCGGCATAGGCGGAGAGGATAAGGACATGGAGAACAAACCAGTTGTAATCACGTTGTATCTCAGCAAAGGCGGCGTGGCTAAAAGCACGCTGGCGGCGTTGCTGGCGGAATATCTGGCGGCGGTGGGCTTCCGAACCGTGCTACTGGACCTGGACCGGCAAGGGTCGCAGTCGGAAATCTTCGACCTCGTATCGTCGGACGGGCTGGCGTCGGAAGTGCTGCACATGGTATTCAAGCGGCGCGTGGATATTCTGTCCGCGCTGACGCCGATTCCTGACGACCGCATACCGCGACTCGGCAACCGGACGCCGGGCGAGTTGTACGTGGTGCAAGGCGGGCCGCAGTCGAAAGAGGCCATTGACGAAATCCTTGCCAATCCGGTCCGGTTCAAGATTGCCAACACGCTGGACATTATTCGCCAGCCGGTGGCGGAACTGGCGGGCTTTGCGGATTTCGTGGTGATGGACATGGGACCGTCCGACCAGGTATCCGCGATTGCGGGGCTGGTTGCCACCGACGAGTTGATCATCCCGACGATGGCCGATTTCCTGTCGGTGTCGCGTATCGGGTCGGTATTGGAGGAGGTCGAGGTGGCGCGGCAAGCCAAAGACGATCTGCGCGTGCTGGGGATTGTGCCGGTGATGACGCGCTACTATTTCGGCGGCTTGCGCAAGTCCAAAAACGTGCAGGTGGGTGAGGAGTTCCTGAACGCCAACTATGCCGACCTGTTGTTAAGTGACAGTCGGGGCATGATCGACCTGCCCTACAACGAGGCGTGGCGTAACGTCATGTGGGCCGGGCAGAGTCTACTGGTCGCGGATGTGGGCGGCAAGGTGCGCGCGGATGCGTTGCGGTTCCTGTCTGCCGTGGCCGCGCAGTTGGGAATCAGCGAGGTAGACTATGCCGGATGACTTGCGCGACCTCATGAAACGGCGGGCCGCACAGAAGGCCGACGCTGGATTGCAGCGGATGCGCAGTCTGACCGCGCGCATGGAGACGGTAGACGGCGCGGTGACGCACGCGATACCGCTGGACTGGATTGTAGCCGATGCCACGATTCAGGTGCGCGTCGATGGCCTGGATATGGACCGCGTGGCAATGTACGCCGAACAGTTACGGCAAGGTGCCGAGTTTCCGCCGGTTGACCTGTTCCGAGAGGGCGATACCTACTACCTGGGCGACGGGTTCCACCGCTACGCCGCACATCAGGAAGCCGGGGCGGAGTCCATTCTGGCGATCATCCATCCGGGCGGCTTAGACGCGGCCTTCGAACATGCTGAGGCCGCCAACCTGGATCACGGTCTGTCGCTGACGAACGACGACAAGAAAAACATCCTGTTCCGGCGGCTGGACCGTGGGGTATGGAATCAGGACACGTCGCAGCGCGAGATCGGGCGGTTGTTTGGGGTGGCGCACACAACCATCGGACGGTGGCTGGATGAGTACGCCGGAGTGGTGCAAAAAAGCAGTGGTGCAAATGCACCATTAGCCGAAGAACACGCGAAGGCCAAAAAAGCATCGAGGCCACGAAAAGGCACCCGCGAGGCCAACAAAAAACGCGGCCCGACGGAGTTGCAGCTGCGCCAGCGGGCGGTACGTGACCTGCGTGCGGCGGCGGATGCGTTGCGCCAGTTGGGCATAGCGGGCGCGGCGGACGTGGACTTGTACGCGGATGAACTGGCGGCGGAGTGGGGGCTATAGCGCAGGGCGTCACGCCCGCGCGGGGAGTGAGGACGATGGGCCCTGTAACGGACGCAACAGACATCAATCGACAGTTCGCCGAAGCGGTGCGCGCTGTGCTGTTGCCCTGGAGCGAGCAGGTATCCGAAGCCCTGCGTGAGGTTGCGCGGGTGCTGGCCTGCGAGGGCATTCTTTGGCGAGACATTCCGCCCGCGTATCGCAAGCATGGCGGGCGGCGGCGGTCACGGCGCGAGATGCGTGACATCCGGGGGCGGCGTAAATATGGCGATAGCGCAGGGCGTGACGCCCGCGCGAGGAGTGAGGACGATGGGTGAACTTGGTACGCTGACGATGGAGCAAGTGCGGGCGATGGACAACGCGGCATTGCGCCTGTTGGTCGCGCGCCTGTTGTGGGAGACTGAGGTCATTGAGCCGGGCGATTCTATCACGGTTGCGGAGCGTGATACGGTGGGGCGCATCATGGCGCGTCGAATTGAGACACCTGATATTCCGCACTACCTGATACAAAGTGCCTTAGCCCCTGACTGGATAACCAGCCTGGATGATGCAATCACGCTGCTGGTGGGGCGGCGTGTGGAGCTTCAGAGTTCGGGTGCGGACTGGGGTGCCCGCGTCGGGCACTGGGTTGGCGGCGATGGGTGGGAACGGGCCGAAACGCCCGCCCACGCCGTGGCGCTGGCCTGGGTGGCGTGGAAGCTGGCGCAGGGGGGGTAGGGGACGATGGACGACACGATCCGCATTGACATTCCGCCGGGCTTTGTCGCTGTTGCTGTTCGTGCCGTGGCGGCTGAGGACATCCGCGCGGGCGACTACCTGGCGCTGACCAAAAATAGCGCCCGCAAGCCCCCGGCTTTAGCCGTGGGGAGTGTCACGTTCAAGCCGCACGGTATCTACGCTGCGCTGTTCCGGCTTGGCGAACATCCGCGACCGTGGTATGTGGCCGAACACGCCGCGCGCGCGGGAGAACAGGTGCGCGCGCTGATTCTGAGGGAGGGGGCATGACCAATATCGTCCGCTGCCCGTGCTGCGAGCATCTATTTGACGCTGACAACCATCCTGCACTGGCGCTGTCGCCTGTGGCGTTTGCCATCCTGACGACGGCGCCAGAACGCTTCCGGCGTGGTTCCCCTGTGTCTGTGGTGGCATTGGCTGCCGCTGCCAATTACAGCCCGTCCCACACCCGGCGCGGGCTGAACGAGTTGGTGATGCGCGGGTATGTGGCGCGCGTCCCCTATGGCCGCCGCCTGCGCCAGTATGCCGGTGTGCCATCGATGATGCTGTCGGAAGCCGTGCGTAGTATGGCGGCGTGATGACCAAAAATAGCGCCCGCAAGCCCCCGGCTTTAGCCGTGGGGAGTGTCACTATTTCTTCCGCGCATGTTTCCCCGGTTCCGGCAGATTGTCCAGCCAGCGCACACCGCGCCGCTGGGCATCCTCAGCCACGAGGCGGCGGAGGTAGGCGTTTAGCCCCTCAGCGCCCGCCAGATGCCTGGCGGTGGCGTGCTGTTCGACGGTGACAGTGGTGGTTAACTGTTTGCGGTCGGGTCGGCGGGGCATTTATTCAATCTCCTTTGCCCAAAAAACCAGCGGTTCGCCATCGCTGCCGCGCTTGATGGTGTTCAGCCATCCCTCTACGCGGACACGCGGGCGACTCCCGGCCATAACATTCATCAGGGGGTCGGCAGTCTTGAGGCCACAATCGGTTTCCATGAGGCTGACACCAGCTTCTGCGCGATCATCGCGGTAGTTGTAGCTATGCCCGTTGGCGGGGATATGTCCGTAACGCCAGCCAGTTACTTTGTGTGGCATCTCGCAGCCCAACAGTCCGGCCTCATAAGCGATTAATTCTTCTGTGCCAATCCACATCAGTTCAGCTTCGCCGTATTCAACGGCCTGGCGAACGCTGGTGTACATCTCGCTGTGGTTCTTGCCCATCTCGTAGTATTTTTCGATAGTCTGCTGGCGGTTCATTGTCCTGCCCCTTGTTTCTGTGTCCGTTCTATGCTTCCATTATAACATGGTGCTAGCACGCTGTCAAGTATAAAAGCGGGGAATTTTCCATTTTTCGCAAACTCTCATTTTGCGTTCTATTTTGTTCTATGCCGAGGCGGCGTAAGACGATTCTCCGCGACGCAAACTATCCCCCGAATGGCGAGTTGTTGACATTCCCCATAGTAAACTGTAAGTGAGGGGCATGTACTGGGCCAGCGAGACACAATGCTCTGATAGTCGGGCATGTTTCGCAAAGTGGCGATTGCCACAAGTAACTAAGTAGGCGTGTTGTAGCACGCCTATTCGTTAGGGTTCTGAGGGCGCGCCGGGCGCAACACACGCTTACTGGCTGTGCCGTGCGCCGGACAACGACCGGGCCGACAGCCGCCTTACGTTTACTGGCCGCGATGCGCGCCCTTAACCATACCCGACGACGCACGTTGACATCTTGCGTCGAGCCGGGTGGGACACACCCGTGTCGGATAACGTAGCCCCGCTGTTCGCTGCTTCGCGCGGCGGGCAAGGGCAAGCGTCCGACAGAAGCCCCCGGCTTTAGCCGTGGGGAGTGTCACAGCATACACGCCCGCGAGGGGCGCCGGGTCACTGTATCCTAGCAGATGCCAGCGACGACGCAACCGGCGCCGCCTTACTGCACCCGGATCGGACCGGGCGCGGGCACTGGCGCAGGGTAGCGGGAACCGGGCGTAAAGCCTGACCCGGCAGTGACCGCAAGCCCTGGCACGTCCACCCTCTCCGACGGGCGCGGTGATCACCGGAATGCACCGCGCCCTGGGGCGGGGGTAGGGGAGATGGCGGGATAACGGTGGCATTCACGAACAAGCAGCAAGCCTTCATCGATGAATACCTGAAGTGCTGGAACGCCACAGAGGCGGCGATTCGTGCTGGCTATTCGGAGAAAACCGCGTATTCCATTGGGCATGAAAACCTGAATAAACCTGATATAGCCGAAGAAATCCAGCGCCGGGTTAGTGAACGCGCTATGTCTGCCGACGAAGTGCTAATCAGGCTGGCGGAACAGGCGCGCGGCGCGGTGGAAGAGTTCATCGACGTGCAGGCCAACCTGCCGTTTTTTGACTGGGAACGCCTACAGGAGTCCGGCAAGCTGCACCTGATCAAGAAGATTAAGTACAACAGCGACGGGCGCCCAGAGGTCGAGTTCTACGACGCGCAGGCGGCGCTGGTACACATCGGGCGCGTGCATGGCCTATTCACGGACAAGCGCGAAGTCAGCGGGCCGGACGGCGGGGCGCTGCGGGTGCGCGTGGTGTATGACGATGAGGTGATGCCGCTTGACAGTGGCGACGGCACTCCCGACTGATGTTACGGTTCGCATCCGGCGGCCCCATGCGCGACAGCGGGAATTTATCTATTCCCCCGCCAAGCGCCGTGTAATCCGGGCCGGACGGCGCGGCGGCAAGACGACCGGCATCACTATCCTGGCGGTATTGGCGTTCATGGACGGGCGGCGCGTGCTGTATGCCGCGCCCACGCAGGAACAGCTAGATCGCTTCTGGTCTGAGGTTAAGCGCGCACTGCGCGAGCCGCTAGAGGCGGAGCGGTACTACAAAAATGAAACGCTGCACATCATTGAGGTGCCGGGAACAGAAAACCGCTTGCGCGCCAAGACGGCATGGGACGCGGACAGTTTGCGCGGTGATTATGCCGATCTGCTCATTCTGGATGAATACCAGTTGATGAGCGAGGAAGCCTGGGGCCGCGTTGGGGCCCCGATGCTAGCTGACAACAACGGTGATGCGGTATTCATCTACACGCCGCCGTCGCTGCACAGTCGGTCGCGCACTAAGGCGCGCGACCCGCGCCATGCCGCCAAGATGTTCAAGCGCGCCCAGGCGGATAAGTCAGGACGCTGGGCCGCTTTTCACTTCACCAGCTTTGACAATCCGCATATCAGCCATGAGGCGCTGGAAGACTTGACTGAGGACATGACGGCGCTGGCTTATGAACAGGAAATCATGGCGGAGGACAAGGACGAAGCACCGGGTGCGCTGTGGTCGCGGACCATGCTGGAAGACCTGCGGGTGTCGCCGTCGCAGGTGCCCGATCTCAAGCGCCTCGTGATTGGCGTAGACCCGCCCGGCGGCGCGGTTGAGTGCGGCATCGTGGCAGCAGGCCTGGGGGAAGACGGCCATGCCTATGTACTCGAGGACGCCAGCCTGCTGGCGGGGCCGGGGGAGTGGGGGAAGACAGTCGTTGAAGTCTACCACCGGCGGGAGGCCGACCGCGTGCTTGGTGAAAAGAACTACGGGGGCGATATGGTTGAGCACACTGTTCGGACGGCGCCGGGAGGGAAAGACGTGAGTTATCGCAACGTGACGGCTACACGCGGCAAGGCCGTCAGGACAGAACCGATTGCCGCCCAGTACGAGCACGGCAAGGTCCATCATGCGGGGCGCTTTCCGCACCTGGAAGACGAGCAGTGCAATTTTGAGCCGGGGGTTAGCGGACCGTCCCCCAACCGCCTCGACGCGTTGGTGTGGGCGCTGACGGAGTTGATGCTGGGACCGGGAACTGAGGCGACACATACGCCGCAAAACCCGTTTTTTAATTAGGAGGCTGGAATGCCACAAGCGCAGACAGTACGCGAAATCTTCAACACCACGCTGAACATCCCGGCGGGGGGGACAGTGACCAGCGAATACGTGACTGTTGACCAGCGCAAGCACGGCGCGGCCATGATGGTCTACATCCCGTCGGGCTTCAACGGCCTGTTGCAGTTCAAGGCGTGTGACACGCCCGACGGCACGTATGAGCCAGCCTACGACAACGACGGCACCCTGATGCAGATTGACCCGGCGAGCAAAATCCTGCCGTCGTGGCACATGGTGCCCATCGATATGTTTCCAGCGCACTACGTCAAGGTGGCATCGGTAGCGTCGAGTGCTGGCACGGCAGGCACGGCACAGGATGCCGCCCGCGCGCTGCGCGTGATGGGGCTGTCGTAATATGCCCGCCGTCCCGGCACGGTACACGCCTCCCACGGACAGCCGCGACTCGCGGGCGTTCGATGAACGGGTCAGCGAAGAGCGCAAGGCGCGCAAGACGCTTATTGACCTGTACTGGCGCTATTACGAGGGGGAGCACCACAAGCCGCTGACTGTGGCGCCGGGCAAGCGCGATGACAATGTCATCATCAACCTGTGCGCCCAAGCGATAGACAAGGGCGTGGCGTTTTTTGCGCCCGACAAGCCTACGCTGCTGTTCCCCGGCGAGACGCCACAGCCCGGCGATGAGACGCCTGCCCAGCAGGCGCTGGAGGCGTTTTGGGAACACGCGGACCTGGAAGCGTTCGTGACCGACGTGGCGCTGGCGGGGTTCGTGAGCGGGCATCCGTTTTGCAAGCTATTGCCCTCCGAGCGCGATGGCGACCCACCCGGTGTGGCGGTATTGGATACGCGGCACGTGACGGCTATGTGGGACATGATGAACCCCCAGCGGGCGCTGTGGTACCGGCTGGAGTGGGAACTGGACAGCGAGACGACGCGCCGGCAGGATATCGTGCCGGACTGGCTGCTGGTCGAGGGGGAGAACGTCCCGACCCATGACCCGGATAGCACCTGGACCATCATCGAATACGAGAAATCGCGCAAAACACAGAACAAGTGGGCTGAGCAGGGGCGCGACGCCTGGGCCTATCCGTTCAGCCCGATTGTGCAGTGGAAGAATGGCCCAGCGCCGCACAAATTCTATGGCCCGTCCGATCTGCGGCACTACCGGCTGAACGACGCGGTCAACTTCGTGGCGTCCAACAGCCTGCGGATTATCAAGTACCATGCCCACCCGCGCACGATTGGTGTGGGCGTGAATGCGGACCAGGTGAAGGAAACGAGCATCGACGGCTTTTTCAGCATCCCGGATGGCACCTCAGTGCAGAATCTGGAGATGCGCGGAGACCTGGCTTCCTCTATGCAGATGCTGGACCGGCTGCGCAGCGCATTCTTCACGCAGATGCGGACGGTCGACTGGTCGGCGCAGAAGGACAAGGTAGGACAGCTTACCAACTTCGGCCTGCGCGTGCTGTTCGATGACATGATGGAGCTGACCGAGATGAAGCGACGCGTCTACGGGCAGGGCCTGGCGGAAATCAGCCGCCGCGCCGTCATTATGATGGGCTTCGAGGCACCGGAGTCACCGTTCCTAGAATGGCCCGATCCGCTACCGCAGGCGCGCATGGAACTTGTGCAGGCCGCGCAGATGGAGCAGCAGCTCGGCTTCACCAGCAATCGGACGCTGGCGACGGACCTGGGCAGAGACTTCGATGAGGAAGTCGAGCGCAAGAGCACCGAGGCGCAAGAAGGCGGTGATATGCTGGGGAGCCTGCTGGCGACGATTGGCCGGACGGGGGCATTTTAATGGGCCGCACACGGACCCCGACCCCGCTGGACCTGATCCGCGCCCGGACGGACTGGCGCGCACGGCTCGAGCGCGAATACCAGCCCACGTCTGAGCGGTTGCAGCAGAGCTATGCGCGGACGCTGACCCGCCTAGAAGCCGAAACCCTGCAACTTAACAAGCGCATCATTGAGATTTACGAGGCGGAAGGGCGCATTGCCGTCTCCGACGTGCGTGGCCTGCGCGCCTACACGAACCTGCAACGGCGTATCGAAGTCGAGATGGATGACTTCGCCCGGCTGGCGCGCGGCGAGACGGACTTGGTCGCGGGGCGCATGGCGGGCCTGGGGGCCGAGTCTGCCGAACGGCTCACATTGGCCTCAGCGGGGCGGTTGGCGCCAGAGGTTCGCGCGGCCTGGGTGCGCCCCAATCCCGAGGCGCTGGCGCGGCTCATCGGCTACACCGATAGCGATGCGTTCCGCGCCAAGTGGGGCGCGTTTGGGGAGAATGCGGCGCGCAATTTTGGCGACGTGTATCTGGCCGGCATCGCGCAGGGCAAGAATCCGCGCGTGATGGCGCGGATGGTGTCCAACTGGTATGGCGTGCCGTACGCGTGGGCCGAGAACAGCGCTCGCACGACGGCGATCTGGAGCCACCGCACCGCCAACCACGCGACGTATGCGGCCAACAGCCACATCGTGGAGTCGTGGATTTGGAGCAGCGCGCGCAGCCTGACCACGTGCGCCAGTTGCTGGGCGATGGATGGCCGCGAGTTCCCGGTGACGGAGGTGCTCAGGGACCACCACGCCGGACGCTGCGCGCCGGTGCCCAAGGTTCGCGGGGTGCCATTGGAGCGCGACCTGGGTCCGGATGCATTCGGACGACTGAGCGAAGCAGACCAGCGCGCGATTATGGGCGCGTCCCGGTATGAGGCACTGCGGCGCGGGGACATCGGCTGGGAAGACATGAGTCAGCGGTACAGCGACCCGGTGTTTGGCGAGATGCTGCGCGTGTCCGCGCTGCGCGACCTGGGGGTGCCGGCATGAGCGCCGGCACCCTGCTGAACGGCGGCAAGCCGCTGATCGTCACGTTCCGGGACCTGGTGCGCGCCACCGCCGGCTTCCATCACTGGGAGCGGCGCTATGTGGACAGCCTGCATGACGTGTGGAAAGCGCACGCGCCGACGCCCGACAGCATCGTCCGGCATCCGAAGGGGTACGACGAGCGCCAGTGGCAGGCGGGGAACCATGAGGCGCGGATTGTGCCGCCCACCGCGCTGGCGAAGTGGTTCCTGGATGTGTCGACGGCGCGCGGGATGCCGTTGGATTGGCGGCAGTGCTTGAACATGGCGGAGGGCCGCGCCGATTTGGGCGTGGACCTCCATGACAAACCGCTTTTATTCGAGACGAGGACAAGACCATGACGGATGACAAGGGCCAGACGCCCGTTCCCAACGTGCCAGATGCACCGACGCCCGAGAAGCCGGAACCCACGCCGGAGAAGCCCGAAGGCGATAAGCCGGCTGAGGAACCCAAGCTGTTTGACGCGGAGTATGTGCGCGAGCTGCGCAGTGAGGCGGCAAAGTACCGCGTCGAGAAGAAAGAGCTGGAGAAGCGGCTGGCGGACCTGGAAACCTCCCAGCGCAGCCGCGAAGAGGCCGAACTGGCCGACCAGCAAAAATGGCAGGAACTGGCCGACAAACGCGCCAAAGAGCTTGAGGCAATGAAGGCGCAACTGGACAGCCAGCGCATCGAGACGGTGCGCCTGCGCGTGGCCGCCGAATTCGGCCTGAACGTCCCGATAGACGATGGCGAAACGTTGGCCGATCGTCTGCGGGGCACGACCGAAGAGGAACTGCGCGCCGACGCGGCGAAACTGGCGAAATGGTACACGTCGCTGAAACCGGCCAAGGACGAATCCCCCGATAGTCCGGAACCCGAGAAGGCGCCGCCCACAACGCCAGGGGCAGGACGCCCACAAACGACGGCAGTCCCAGGTGGAAAGCCGGCAGGGAAGACGGACGAAGACCGGCGGCGGGAATACCTGCGCGGCTCGCAGGAGTCTCCGCTGTTTCAACCACCATCAGGTGGCGGCGTGGTCTGGAATTCCGGCAAACCCGACTAACGGCAGAACACACAGTAACAGGAGCGTGACGACATGACTGATTCTACCACCACGTCACTCAACAGCCTGTTCGCTGAGATTTACGAGGGCGCCTTGTTTGTGGCGCGTGAGCAAAGTCTCATGCCAGGCTTGGTGACGAACTACTCTGCAACGGGTATGCAGAACCGCAACATTGGGATTTACCCGACGCTGACCGCCCAGGAAGTGGACGAAGGCACCGACTACGCCAATGCCACGGAATGGACGAAGGACAGCAAGATGGCGCTGACGCCAAAGTCGGTGATCACCCAGGTGGTCCTGACCGACCAGCGTATCGCCACCGATCCCGATGATGCGCGCCGGGACGCGGCCCGCGAGATGGGCGGCGCCATCGCCACGAAGATCGACACCGATCTGCTCGACTTGTTCAGCGGGTTCGACAACACCATCGGCGCGGCAGGGTCGACCATGACCATCAAGCGCGTGGCCGCCGGCATCGCAAAGCTGCGCAACGCCAACGCACCGAATCCCATCTACGCCGTCCTGCATCCGTACCACTGGCACGATGTGTGGGTGGAGCTGGGACAGCCGTCGGCCAACCAGTCGTTCCTCGGTGATGTGGCCAATGAGGCCATGCGCCAGTGGTACGTCGGGTCGTGGATCAACGCGACGTGGTTTGTCAGCGCCAATATCTCGGTCGATGACGAAGACGACGCCTATTCGGGCCTGTTCAATCCCGAGGCGCTGGCGCTCGACACCCGCAAGCCACCGACCATCGAGCCGGAACGCGACGCGTCCAAGCAGGCTTGGGAGTTGAACATGACGGCCTGGTACGGCGTGGCCGAACGGCGCGGCGAGTACGGCTGCTATCTGTTGGGCGACGCTGAAGCGCCCGACGGGACGTAGGGGAGGACTGGCTGATGTTTGGGTCCAACAACGTTCAAACTGTGTCGTTCCATATCACCGATCCCGGTTCGGACGACAAAGACATCCATCTGATGCGCGCGCCGTCCGAATCGGACGTGACCATCAAGCGCGCGTATCTTACCGTCCAGGGCGCCCAGGGCGCGGGCAGTGCCACCGAGTTCGAGCTTCAGAACTGGGGCACCGCCGGCACGGCCATCAAGAGCAGCGGCGGCACGGTGGCCGCTGCGCTCGGTGGCACGGCAGCGGCGTCCCGCCTTTCGGCAGCCACCCCCGCGGCCTACACCATCAGCAACGACACGCTGGCGGCGGGCGAATGGCTGGTGCTCAACACGCAGGAGACCGGCGACTGGGTGGAAGTCCAGGCGACGATCTCGCTCGACTACGTCATCGGCAAGGGCAGCTAGCCCACCCGCGACGTTCGCAATGGGGCGGCGTGAGGCCGCCCCGCCTATCCCATCCCAGGAGGATGTGTTGGCTAAAATCATGATTCATTCGAACGCGCCGCAAGTGCCCACCGGCTACGCCAACCAGGTGGCGCTATTCGCGCCCCTGCTGCAAGAGGCGGGCCATGATGTGGTGATCAGCGCGTTCTATGGCTTGCAGGGCGCCGAACTCACGCTGAACGGTATCCGGGTGATACCGGGCGGCTACGACGAGTACGGCAATGACATTCTGCGCGCACACGTTGAGGCGCACCAGCCGGACCTCATCTGGACGCTGATTGATGCCTGGGTGCTGTGGCGCGACACGGTCGCGGACCTGCCGGTTGCCATGTGGGCGCCGGTCGATCACGACCCCATTCCGCCCGCTGTGGCGGAAGCGCTGAGTGCCGCGCGCTGGCCGGTCGCCTATTCGCGCTTCGGGGAGCGCGAAATGAAGCGGGCTGGGTTGGATGCCCTCTACGTTCCGCATGGCGTCGACTGCGACCTATTCGCACCCGCTGACCGGGGCACGGCGCGCCAGCAGTGGGGCGTGCCGGATGACGTGTTCCTGGCCGTCACGGTGGCCGCCAACAAGGGCCTGCCGTCACGCAAAGGGTTGGACCGGCTGCTCAAAGCCTGGGCGCGGTTTGCGGAGACGCGGCGGGATGTTCTGCTCTACGTGCACACCTTCCCGCTGCCCAACTACAACGGGCTGGACCTGTTACAAATTGCGCGTTTCTATGGTTGTGAGGACACGGTGCGCTTCCCCGACATGGCGCTGTTTGCCACGGGGGGCTACACGCCGCCCGCGCTGGCCGCGCTGTACAACGCGGCGGATGTGTTCGTGCTGCCCAGTATGGGAGAAGGCTTTGGCATCCCCTTGGTCGAGGCGCAGGCCTGCGGGTGCCCGGTCATCACGACTGACTTTACCGCCCAGGCCGAGCTGGCGTTCTCTGGCTGGAAAATCCCGATCGGATGGGCGGATCGCGTCTGGACGTACCAGGACAGCGAACAGGTCAGTGTCAAGCCCAGCGCCATCCTGTCGGCCCTCAAATGGGCCTACGACGCGCGCAGCATTGACGAGCTACGCGACAAGGCCCGTGAAGGAGCGCTGTCCTACGACGCGCGACGGGTGTTCAAGGACTATATGCTTCCCGTCCTGGCGCGGATGCTCGAGGAAGTCGGGGCGGTGGAGGTGGCTGATGCGCGTGTTACTGCATAGCGAGTCGCCCCTGCGACGCACGGGCTACGGCGTGGCCACGAACCTGACTGCGCGACTGTTGACAGAAGCCGGGCACGAGGTGTTTGTGTCGACTTTCCAGGGACACGCGGGCCTGCCTGTGGTCTTCGGCGGTGTCCCGTTACTTCCGCCCGGTGTGGACCGCTACGGGAATGACGTGCTGGAGCACTATGTGCGGCAGTTTAAGCCGGACGCGCTGGCGCTGCTGCATGACATCTTCGTGATTCGTCCGGAGATTCTGGAACGCATCCCGGCGGCGGCCTGGACGCCGGTCGACCAGGCGCCGGTTCCGCCCGAGCACCTGCCCCACCTGCGGGCCTGCCGCTACCAGATGGCCTACTCCCGGTTTGGTGAGCGTGAGATGCGCAAGGCCGGACTGGACCCGCTGTACGTACCGCTGGCGTTCGATGAGGACGTGTACCAGCCGATGGATCGGCACGAGGCACGCCAGAAAGCGGGCGTGGATGACGCGGCGTTCTATGCCGTATTCGTGGGGACGAATCTGGACATTCCGTCGCGCAAGAGTGTTGACCGCGTGCTGAAGGCGTGGGCGCGCTTTGTAGAGACCCGCCCGGACGCGGTGCTGTATATGCACACCAACCAGACCGACGCCGACGGCGGCTTTGACCTGAACGTTTTAGCCGAACACTATGGCATCCTGCCGCGCAATCTGCGTCTTGCTGAAGTCTACGCGCTGCGCTGTGGTCGCTATACGCCTACGGCAATGGCTACGCTCTACAATGCGGCGGATGTGTTGCTGGCGCCGTCGCGGGGTGAAGGCTTCGGCCTGCCCGCCCTGGAGGCGCAGGCCTGCGGGTGCCCGGTCGTGGTGTCGGGGTTCAGCAGCCAACCCGAGTTGTGTTTCGGGGGGTATACCATCCCCGTCGACCCGTTCGATGACCTGACGTGGTCCGGGCGCGGCGGGGAACAGGCGGACATCCGCGCGGACCAGATTCTGGCGGGCCTGGAATGGTCCCACGAACAGCGCGGGAATGAGGCGTTACGGACGCAGGCGCGCGAGGGCGCGCAGGCGTATGCAGGGCGGCGGATACGGGACCGCTACCTTCTCCCGGCATTGGCCTTGATGGCCGAGACGAACCAGACCCAGGAGGTCGCATGAACAGTCTATCGGTCATTGGACTCGGCAAGTTGGGTGCCCCGATGCTGGCGGTGTTCGCCGGGGCGGGCTTCGACGTGATTGGCGTGGATGTGGACGAAAGCGCGGTTGACGCGATTAATGGCGGGCAGTCGCCCGTTGACGAACCGGGCGTTGACGAGTTGCTGGCCGCGCACTTCGGGCGCTATACGGCCATAACCGACACGCGCGCGGCGGTGCTGACCACTGATGCCACGTTCGTGATTGTGCCGACACCCAGCGGGCCGGACGGCGGTTTTACGCTCGAGTACCTGGAGCCGGTCTGCCGGGAGATTGGTACGGCGCTGCGCGAGAAGGACGGATATCACCTGGTGTCCATCGTGAGTACCGTCATGCCGGGCCAGACGGACCAACTGTGCGAGGCCATCGAACAGGCCAGCGGCAAGACACACGGGCAAGGCTTCGGCCTGTGCTACAGCCCGGAGTTCATCGCGCTGGGCAGCGTGGTGCGCGACTTGCAGCATCCGGACTATGTGCTGATTGGCGCGACTGACAGCAAAGGCATGTATGAACTGAACGCCATCTATCGCCGTGTGGTGGGGCCGGGCGTGCCCATCGTGCTGACCAACCGCATCAACGCCGAAATAACGAAGATCGCGCAGAATGCGTTTATCACGATGAAGATCGTGTTTGCCAACCATCTCGGGACGCTGTGCGGGGCATTTCGCGGTGCGAACGTGGACGACGTCACCCGAGCGCTGGGACATGATCGACGCATCGGACCGCACTATCTGCGCGCCGGCACGGCCTACGGGGGGCCCTGCTTCCCGCGCGACAACAAGGCCCTGAGCACGGCGGCGGAACGGGCGGGCGTGGAGTTCCCGCTGGCCACGCACGTTGACTTTGCCAATACCAGGTCGATAGAGCTGCTCGCCGAGCGTGTTCGAAGTTCAGGGTCGGGGACGGTGGGCATCCTGGGGCTGTCTTACAAGCCGGGCACAGCAGTCTGCGAAGAAAGCGCCAGCCTGCATCTGGCTGAATACCTGCTGGGCATGGGGCGCGCTGTCATTGTCTACGACCCGCTGGCAATGGATGAAGCGCGCAAAATGCTAGGCGACAGCGTGAAATATGCCGAGAGCGCAGCGGAGTGCATCAGGCAGGTAAATGTAATTGTGGTTATGCATCCCGAAATGCAACTGACAACATCGCTACTAGATGGGATAGTTGTTATTGATCCTTGGCGCACTTGGTATAACCTGGCATGTCTGTATACACCAAATGACAATTGTACCTATATCCCACTTGGCATTGGCCCACAACGGGCCGCGCAAGGGCTATTATCCGCTGGGGGTGGGTCATGTTGACTGAGCCCTTCTACAAGGCCAGCGAAGTGGACTTCGTGCGCGGTGATGCGGCGTTGCCCCGCGTGGCCACCGACAATGACCAGCAGTACGCCAATCCGCGTGGCGAAGTGTTGGCGGTAGGATTGGATCGTTGGCAGCGCGCCCAACAGGCCGAACGCGACGCCTGGATGGTCTACAACGAGGGGGTAGAGGACGCGCGCAATCACGAATGGGCGCGGGTGTTTGACGACTATGCGGCGCTGGCCGATGACCTGGGACACTTCATCGAATTGGGCTGCGGGCCGTTCACGAATGCCCGGCTGATATTGCCTGGGCGGCACGCGGCAAGCGTCACGCTGCTTGACCCACTGATTACCGAGTACCTGAAGCACAAGCATTGCCCGTATCGTGGTGGAAACTTGTGCGGACAGCGTGCCGTCCTAGTGCCGCTGGCAATTGAGGACTGGCACCCAGCGCCGGTGTACGACACGCTGGTGATGGTAAACACGCTGCATCACTGCCGGAATATCAGCGCGGTGTATGACCGCATCTGGCGTGCACTCAAGCCGGGCGGCGTGCTGGTGTGGGGCGAATGGCCGAACGAGGCTGACCCGGCGCGCGTGTTCGATGCCGAGCACCCGCTCACGCCACGGGCCGATACGCTGGAGGCGTTCCTGTCGCAATTCGAGCCGCTGTACCGCAACGGCTGGTTCCTCATCGGGAGGCGGCCATGAAGACGGCACTCGTGACCGGCGCCGGCGGGTTCATCGGGCACCATCTGGTCAAGTACCTGAAGGCGCGCGGGTATTGGGTGCGCGGGGTGGACATCAAGAAGCCGGAGTTTGAAGACACGGCGGCAGATGAGTTCTGGCAGCGCGATTTGCGCTTCATCACGGAGGTGTGGCCCGCGTTTGGGGAGAAGGGCTATCGTCCAGACGAGGACGAGCTCATTCCCGTAAGCGAGCTCATCCCGTTCGATGAAGTCTACGCGCTGGCCGCCGACATGGGCGGCATGGGGTATATCGGCGGGCATGGGGCGGACATCCTGAACCACAATCTGCTGATTAATCTCAACACGCTGGAGATTGCGCGACGGGCGAATGCGGGCCGCTACCTGTTCACATCATCGGCCTGTGTGTATCCCGAGGGATTGCAGCAGGACACCGCGGCGACGGCGCTGGCCGAAGACGACGCCTATCCCGCCGACCCAGACACGGATTACGGCTGGGAGAAGCTAACCACTGAGCGCCTGTGCCTGGCCTACGCCCGCGATTACGGGATGGACGTGCGCATCGCCCGCTTCCACAACGTCTATGGCCCGCTGGGCACATGGCGAGGTGGGCGCGAGAAAGCCCCGGCGGCGCTGTGCCGCAAGGTGGCCGAGAAGGTTGGGGCAAACGAATACATTCCCGGCGCGGGCAGCATCGAGATAGCAACGGGCGAGATGCGCCGCGTGGTGGGCATCGACATTTGGGGCGACGGCAAACAAACCCGCTCCTTCCTGTACATTGACGACTGCCTGGAGGCGCTCTACGCGCTGATGCAATCGGACTATCGCCAGCCGCTGAATATCGGCAGCAACCGCATGGTGAGCATTAACCATCTGGCGGACATCGTGGGCGCCTCGGCGGGGGTGGCCGTCGCCAAGAACTACGTCGACGGGCCGCAAGGCGTGCGCGGGCGCAACAGCGATAACACGCGCTGCGAGCAGGTGCTGGGCTGGCGCCCGCAGGTGTCGCTCGAAGTGGGGATATACCGCACGTATGCCTGGATAGCGGAGCGGGTTCGGGAGGCGGCGCGCGCATGACCATTGTCCTGTTTGGCAGCATCACCGACCAGTCGCACCGCGGCGACGACGCCCACAACGGCGGCTACAAGGCCCAATCGCTGATGGTCAAGCTGCTGCGCCAGCACGGCGTCGAGGCGTACCGCGTGACGCGTGACGGCGGCCAGGTGCCCTGGCTCATCGACCCGCAGCCCGCGGTGAGCATCGACCAGGCGCGGGCCTGGCGTGACGAGGGGCGTGACCTGCGCGTGGCGACGACCTGGATAGCGGCGGCGGAGTTCTTGGCGCTGGCGGGCGACGACAGGCCGGCCTACTTCTACGACCAGGAGATGGCCTACACGACCCGCGGGCACTTCGCTGCGCTGCAAGCCTGGATGCCGCGCTTGCGGCTGGCGACGCACAACCGCATGACGCAGGCCTGGTACATGGCGACGTTCGGCGTGACGCCGCTGTACATCCCGGAATGGAGCGACTCTCAGGTATGGCATCCAGGCGACGAGGGCGAGGTGGACACGGTGGGCTACATGAACGAAGGCCCGCACACTGCTCGTCATATTCAACATATCCAACAGGCCGTGCCGCAAGCGCGCCTGATGGAGATTCGCGGCACCGAGCAGGACGTGCGAGACGCCATGCGCAAATGCGACCTGTTTCTGTCGATGAACACGGGCAAGCACCCGCTATGGGGCGAGGGCTGCCCGCGCGCCGCGCAGGAGGCCATGCACGCGGGCTGTGTGGTGGTGGCCTACGACGTGCACGGTAACCGGGAGTATCTGCACGACGGCTATAACGGCGTGCTGGTGCCGAATGGCGATTGGGCCGCGATGGCGAGTGCTGTCGCGTACCTGCTGCGCAACCCGGACCACAAAGAGGCTATGTGCGAGCGGTCGCTGACCTTCGCCCGCGAGGCGTGGTCTGAGGCGGGGCGCTGGCCGCTGCTACACAGGTGGTTGGAGCTATGATGACGCGCGACGAGTTGCAACGGCGAATTGAGGACTGCGGCGTGTCGGCGGGCAATGGCCCGGCGGGCGCGGGATGGGGCATCATGCAAAACCCCGCGGGACTCGCGGATTTCCTCGCTGCCATGCAGGCGCTGAATGTCCGGCGCGTATTGGAGTTGGGCACCGGTCCCATCGGTGGACTGGCGCGCTTCATGCAGATGGTTCTGGGCTGGGACGTGGTGAGCGTGGATATTGCACGGCCCACACCGCCGCCCACGTGGGACTTTATCGAGTTGCCGACCGAAGAGGCGAAAGGACTGTTCCGGGGTGGCGAGTTCGATATGGTGTTCATCGACGCAGACGGGTACCAGGTGCGAGAGAACCACGCCTGGTATGCCCACACGGCGCGTATCGTGGCCATCCACGACATTTGCAGTCCGGACCCCACCGCGCCGCAGCCGGGGTTTTGGCGGCGGCTGGCCTACGAGGGCGACGCGCTGAAGCCTGGATACTACGAGCACCCGGCAGGACCGGGGATTGGATGGTATTTCCGTGAATCGTGACGAGTTGGAACGCATCATGGGACCGGGCACGCGGGCGTTCATTCACCCGGATGAAATCGGCCCGCTGCAACACTGCGCGGCCCAGGCCACCAAGACGATTGTCGAGATTGGCACGGGCTACGGCGCCTGCGCGATTCTCATGCTGGCGGCGTCATCTAGGCGCGTGACGGTGCACAGCATCGACCCGTTCGTGCGCGATAGCCACGGCAACTGGCAGGCCAGTGCTGCCCGTGCGCAGGCGTGCGTGGCGAACGCCGCCGCGGCGCTGGGGTTCGATGCCGGGCGCTGGGCGCTGTACGACAAGTACAGCTATGACGTGGCGGCCACGTGGAAGCTCCCGGTGGACCTGCTGTTCATCGACGGCGATCACTCGTATGTCGCCGTCCGGCACGACTTTGAGACGTGGCTGCCCCACATGAAGCCCGGCGGGTTGGTGCTACTGCATGACTCGCGGCGCGTGCCCGGCACGCCCGGCCAGGTATTTGACCAGGGATGGCCGGGACCGACGCGACTGGCGGACGAGCTGCGCGTCGACCCGCGCGTGACGCTGGTGGATGAGGTGTACAGCCTCACGATTTGGAAGGTGGCAAATGACGAGGGTTAGCATCGTCATCCCGAGCATGAACCGCCCGGAGCGCCTGATGGCGTGCGTCACGCGCGCGCTGTGCACGACGGTGGGGCATGACGTGGAGGTCATCGCGGTGATTGACTGCGATGCCGCCAGCCGCGACCTGCTGGCCGGCCTGGGCGATGACCGCGTGCGCGTGCTGTTCAACGAAACGCGCCGGGGCGCGATTGCCTGCTGGAACCAGGGGCTGGACGCGGCGCGCGGCAACATCCTGGTCTTCGGGAACGACGACTGCTATTGGGGCGACGGCTGGCTGGACGCGGCGCTGGCCGCGCACCGGGAGCAACTGGGCGGGTACGGGTTGGTCGGATTCAACGATGGCTACCAGGACGGGGATGTGCTAGCGGTGCAGTACCTGTTCGACCGGCAGTTTTGCATCGACCACCTGGGCGGCGTGATGGCCTACCCGGTTTATGAGTTCTACTGCAATGACACGGAATCGAATGCGCGCGCCAAGCGCGCCGGGCGGTTCGTCTGGTGCCGCGAGGCGCTGGTCCAGCACCATCACTGGACGCGGCCAGGGCAGAACCACAAAGACAGCCTGGACGCCGAGAATGAACCCAAGGCGCAACGTGACATGGCGCTGTTTGCCCAGCGCGAGCGCGCGGGGTTCCCGGACGATTTCGAACGCGTGCTGCCCAGGCCGGAGCCAAAAGCGCAGTTGCGCATCCTGGTGCTGTCCGACACGCGCCTGCCCACGGCGGCGGCCTATCCGGGCCACGGCCTGGGCAAAGTGAACCTGGCGATTGCGGAGGGCCTGCGCGCGCGCGGGCATGACGTGCACCTGTGGGCCGGGGCAGGGAGTGTTTTTGACGGTGATCTGCGCATCTTCGAGGATGAGGCCGACATGGTGGGCGCGGACCTGGGAAGCTTCGACGCCATTCTGGACGGCGGACACGTGCACCGGGCTGGGCGCGAGTATCCGGGCCTGCCGATTGTGAACCTGTCGCATGACCGGGAACACGCGCCGGGCGCGAATGCCGTTTTCCCCAGCGAAGCGCACCGCGCCTTTCACCGCCAGCCGGGGCGCGTGGTATACCACGGGATTGACGTGGGAGACTTCCCGCTGCATGAAGGGCCACGCGATGGCATGGTGGCCTGGATGGCGCCGCCCTTCCCGCACAAGGGGCCATTGGCAGCAAGCCAGGCGGCATGGCTGGCCGGGGTGCCGCTCAAGACGGCAGGCGCCCAATCGGTGACGGGCGCCCTGTCGGGCGCGGACAAGGTGCATTTCCTGGCTCACGCGCGCGCGCTGCTGGTCCCGGCCAGCATTGAGAGCGGCGGCCTGACGTGTCTGGAGGCGGCGGCCTGTGGCACGCCCGTGATTGCCTTCGGGCTGGCATCCCTGCCCGAGTACGTGGCGGACGGCGTGACGGGTTTTGTGGTCGATGATGTGAGCGACATGGCGGCGGCCATCGCCCGGACGGCGGAGATTAGGCCCGCGGCGGCGCGGGCCTGGGTGGCGGAATATCGCGGCCTGGACCAGATGATTGATGCACATGAGCGCGCGCTACTGGATGCGGCGCGCGGGGAGCGGTGGTAATGGCGAACAAACGACCCTGCCCGTGGTGTGGCGGCACGGGCAAGCTGGAAGTCGAGCACGCCGGGAGCGTGATGCGCATGCCATGCGGCGCCTGTAAGAGCAAGGGCCTGCTGTCGGTCACGCGCTGGGCGGCGGAGAAGGTGGCGCACGGGGCATATCAGCGGCGCCAAGCCGGGGGCGGAGAAGAACAATGACAGCACGTGACGGCATGACCAATATCATCGCTACGTTGCGCGCATGGACGGAAGCCGGGACCGCAGATTACAGCGTGGCAGGAACTACGTACTGGGATGATGGCCAGTTGCAGGACACGCTCGACCGCTACCGAATGGACATCCACCGCGAATCGCTGGTGTATGAGTACGAGTACGACGACGGCGAGATTGTCTATCACAACTACTACGCGCCCACCCGGTACTACGAGGAAGCGGCTGGAGGGGCGGACGTGTGGCGCATTGAGGACGCGGCGGGCAGCGCCATCGGCACGGCGGATTACACCGTGAATTACCACGCCGGCCACATCCGCTTCACGGCAGACACGGGCGGCTCAGCGCGCTATCTGGTGGCGCGGGCCTATGACATGCACCGCGCGGCGGCGGATGTCTGGCGGCGCAAGGCGGCGCACGTGGCCGGGCGCTACGACTGGGCGACCGACAACCATTCGATGAAGCCCAGCCAGTTGAAAGCCCATTACATGGACATGGCGCGCTATTACGAGGGGCAAGCGCAGACGCGCCATGTCCGACTGGAGCGCAGCGATGTCAACGATTGAAATTTCCCAGGCTGATGCGGATGCCCTGATTGCCCTACGGGAAGCGGCACGCACCGCCTATAACAGCGCGCTGTATTTGCGGGCCACGCAGGGCGCGGCACCAGCCCGGACGGACGTTACCATGCAGCGGTTGATGGAGGCGGTCCGGCGCGCGGATGCGGTGGGGTTCAAGCCCAAGGCCGCGCCGAAGCGGACACGAAAGGCGAAGGCATGACTTGGTTGCCCGATGATGAGCTGGCGCAGTTTCGCGCCGATATTCTGGACGCACTCCCCGACACCGGCGTCATCCAGGCGGTGACGCGCACGAGTGACGGGGCGGGGGGCTGGTCGGAGAGTTGGTCCGCGGTGTCGGGCGGGACGGTGGCGTGCCGTCTGGACCCGCTGAAGGGGTCCACTGTCCAGGCTGGCGTGATTGCGGGCCAGGAGTCGCTGACGCTGCGCTACCAAGTGACGGTGCCCTACGACGCGCCTCTCGACGCGGACCGACGATTGGTCGTCAACGAGCGCACGTATGAGGTAGTGCAACTGAGCGACGAGCACAGTTGGCGCTTCGTCCGGCGGGCGATTGTATCGGAGGTGCGCTGATGCGCGCGGTGCTGGATATGGCGAAGCTGCTGGAAATCGAGCGCAATATGCCGGGGCGCGTCGAGACGATGATGGCGGAGCTGGCGTTTACCTGCGTGGGTGAGGCGGTCGACAACTTCAGCACCACGTCACCCTCCCCCGCAGGTGAGCCGCCGGGCATCGACACGGGTACGCTGAAGAATGCCGTCAATGCCCAGCCTGCGGGGCCGATGGCCTGGGAGGTCAACGACGGGACGGATTACGGCGTGCACCAGGAATATGGCACCCGCAAGATGCCCGCGCGCCCGTGGATGCTACCTGCCTTCGAGCGGGCCGTGGCCACTATCGACAAAGACATGCTGCTTGAGGTGATCGCGGATGAGTAGCACACTACCCGCCATGGAGGCGGCTCTGTACAGCACGCTCGGGCAGAACGCGAGCGTCGCGTCGTATATCGGGGGCACGGCGGCGCCGCGGCTGTACAACCTCATGGCACCCAGCGGCGCGGCCCGCCCGCACATCATTTTCTACCTGGGCTCGGGCCTGGTGTCCAACACGTCGCCGCGGGACGACATGAACGACGTGTACCGGGTGGAGGCGGTGGCCGAAACGCGCGGGGGCGCGGAGACGCTGAGCGGCGCGATTTACACCGCGCTGCATGGGCAGGAGCTGACGATCACGGGCTGGTCCAACTACCTGCTACAAGCGGAGCGCAAGACGACGATTGTCGAGACCGCTGAGGGGCGCCAATACTGGCGATACATCGTTGATTACCGCATTCGTGCGGATAAGAGCTAAGTGAGAAGGAGCGCAACATGACAGTTGCTAATCGGTATACAGGCAAGAACCTGTATGTGGCCTTTGCGGGGCAGGATTTGTCGGGCGACTTTACCGCGTGGGAAGTTACCCGCACGTCCGACACCGCGGATGTCACAGCAGGCAGTGAGGACGCGCGGTCGTATTTGGCCACGCTGAAAGATGCGACGTTCCGCTTGGAGCGGTTCGACACCGCCACGGGCGGCAGCGCGGTCATGGCTGCGTTGACCGAGGGGGCCAGCGGCACGGTGGAATATGGGCCGCAGGGCACCGCCTCCGGCAAGCCGAAGTACAGCGCCGTCGCCATCGTGACCAATGTGAGTGTCAGCTACCCGTTCGCGAATGCCGTCGTGGTAACGGCGGATTTCCAGCGCAGCGGTGACTGGATCAACCACTACGAGGACCTGGGCAGCACCTACTAGGAGGGCTAGATGCCAAAGACAGACAGCGGCAATGAGTGGACTATTGACCTGAGCGCCTGGCAGACGATGGAGCCGATCATGGCGTGGCAGGATGCTGCGCGGGCGGGCGACTTTCGCACGATGGCAAAAATCATGACGGAAGTCGTCAAGGCGTGGCCATTCGAAGCCGATCCGGCAGACCCGGACGCATATCGGAGCGAAATCACGCCGCAGCAGTTTAAGACAGCGGCGGAAAGAATGGGCGAGAAGGTCACCGCTTTTTTTCGAGACGAGGGCTGACCAAATCGCGCAAACGGTCTACCTCGCGGAGAAGTTCGGCGCGACGGCGGAACCGGCGATCATGAACCGAATCAATAGAGTCCGGCTGGCGATGCTCACCGGCTGGACTCTGGAATACATCGACGATCTGGACCCGTTCACGCTAAACGATTTTATCGGCGTGCTCAGGGGTGACAAGGTGGTAGGCGGACGATGACAACCGTTGTCGCATCACTGGTTGCACAATTCGGCGCAGACATCAGCGGTTATAAACAGGGGTCGGCTGAGGTCAAGCGTGACATGGGCGATTTGTCACGGCGCGTAGGAGATCGAGTCGCCAAAATAGGCGATACATTTTCCGGTGTGGGAAGGAATATTGGCGTGGTCGCGGCCCCGCTGGGCTTGGCGCTGGGTGTGACGGTCAAGAGTGCCATCCAGTTTGACACAGCGATGACGAACGTTCAGGCCGTACTGGGCGCCACAAACGACGAAATGCGCGACATCAACGCGCAGGTTCTGGCCCTGGGGCGAACGAGCATCGCCGGGCCGCAAGCCGCCGCCGAAGCGTTCTATGACATTGTGTCGGGCGTCGCAGATTCATCGACGCATTTTGCCATTCTGGAAGCGTCGATGAAGACCGCCGAAGCGGGGGCCGCGGATTTGGGTGCCACAACCAGCGCGATGGTCGCCATCATGAACTCTTACGGATTTGCTGCTGAAGAGGCCGTGATGGTGAGCGATGTGCTGACGCGCACAGTGGGCATGGGCGTGCTCACGATGGACGAGTTGGCATCAGCGATGCCGAACGTGACCGGTCTGGCTGCCTCCATGGGCGTTGAGTTTGACGAGTTGGGCGGCATGATGGCGCTCATCACAACCAAGGGGTTCAGCGCGGCGACGGCCTCAACGCAAATCCGGGCCGCGATGGTGGCGCTCATCAAGCCCACGACCGATATGAAGGTCGCATTCCGCGAGTTGGGCGTTGAAACAGGCGAGGAATTGGTCGCCAAGTTCGGCGGCTTGCAGGGCGCACTGGTTGCTGTGGCGGGCACCCAGGCGTATGCCACCAAGGGCGCGGGCGCGCTGTTCGGAAGCGTTGAGGCGCTAGGGGGCGTTATTACCCTGACTGACGAATCGGCGGCGGGTTTTCTGGATGATTTTGTTGCGGGCGTTGAGGGGGCTACGGACGCTGCGCGGGCCATTCAGCTAGAGGGCGCGGCAGCACAGATGGCACTGCTCAAGAGTGAAGTCAGCGCCGTGGCGATTGAGATTGGCACTGTGCTGCTACCCATGTTTCGCGAGGGCGTGACATCACTTCGCCCGCTCGTGGCAGAGTTTGGTGCGTTTGCCGCCGCCCATCCGGAAGTTATTCAACAAGTCGGACTTCTCACCGTGGGGTTGATGGGGCTGTCAACCACGCTGATGGCGCTGGGCCCCGTACTAAAAGTCGCCGGGGTCCTGATTGGCGCGCTTAATCTCCCGATTCTGGTGGGCATTGGATTGGTTGCGGCCTATGCCAGTAATTTTGGTGGATTGCGGGATGCCATCAATCAGGCAGGAGATGGTATCCGAACAGGGAATTTCACAATGGCGCTCGACGGCATTATCGACGCCCTGGCCGCGATTCCGATGGGGATTGCCGAGATGGTGGGTAGCGCGGCGGGCATAGATGTTCCCGGCGGACTAAAGGCATGGGTCAACATACTCAGCATGATACAGGCGGGATTCCAGTGGATTATTCAGAATCCGGCGGAGGCGTTCAAGGAGCTGTACTTCGAAGTGCCCGGTGGCCTAAATGACTTCCTGAGCGTGCTGGATACCATCATAGGTGCCCTGACCTGGATCAATGATGCCGTGCCCAAGATACCCGGCGTATTACTCGGCGGGGCCGGTACCCTTGAGGGGGGCGAAACGCGCGAAGAATTTACAGAAAGCGGTGGGCGCGATGCGGCATCCAGAAACGCCTACAATATCTTCCAGCAGACGCGGGCAGCAGGCGGCGTGGCCCTGGGCGGCGTGCCCACCTGGGTGGGTGAGCGCGGCCCGGAACTGTTCATCCCGTCGCACACAGGCAGCATCATCCCCGCGCATCGATCGAATGGCGGGGCAGGGGGCGGGCTAACCATCACCATTAGCGAAGTGCATCTGCATGGCGTCCAGAACCCGGCGCAGATGCTTGACTCGTTGGAGCGCATGGCGTTCCGGCGGAACCAGAGGGTGCAGCAGCCAGCATGATTGCCTACAAGGTGTACGTGGATTTTGATAACGATGGCTCGTTTGCGACCGCAGGCGATGACATCACAGACTACGTGACCTCGCTTCAGGCATCCCTCGGCATGGAGGACGAACAGGCGCATGTGGCGACGGTCGGCTTCTGCCAAGTGGCGCTGAACAATGCCAGCAAGGCATTCTCGCCCGAGTACAGCGCTGGGACGTACTATGGCAAACTGCTGCCCCGACTGCCATTTAAAGTGGACGTGGTTGAGGACGGCAATACCTGGACCCTGTTTCGCGGCGTCACGGCGCGCTGGTACGCGCAGTCCGGCAAGTTTGGCCCGCGCACGGCCACCCTGGAGGCCGAATGTCTGTTGAGCGTGCCACAGAATTATGACGTGTCGCTGCCCTTGCAACTGAATACGGTCGCGGATGACCTGCTCAAGCTAGTGGGATCGGCGGCGTTCAACACCGCGCGCGCCACCGGTCATATCGCGTTCGCGGGCAACGTCTCCAACAACGACACGGTAACCGTCGGGGATGTAACGTATACGTTCAAGACGGCGCTGACGTCGCCGGAAGAAGCGGGTGAGGTGCTGATTGGCGCTGATGCCGAATCCAGCGCAGCAAATCTGATCGCCGCCATCAATGGCGAGGAGGGCGCGGGCACGACGTACAGCACAGGTACCGAGCGCGCGGACGTGGCGACGGCCAGTCCGGATGGAGAAGCATTGTCTATCCCGACCGCCGGTGTGGCTCAAGGGTTTGCCGTGGGGCGCTGGCCGGACAACGACAATCTGTACTACGAAGGCCAGTCGTTTACGCTGGAGACCGGCGGCTTGCTGTCGGAGTTCGCCCTCTGGTTCGGCAACCGCGGCGGGTCACCAGTGGGCACCATGACCTGGAAGATTTTCGTCTTCGACCCCGACGCGGGGGAGACGGTGGGCGCGGCGCTGGAAACGGGAACGTTCACACCAACTACGCCGGAGCCCGTCTGGAATACTGTCGCGGCGGCAGGCACGACCTACCTGGAACCGGGTGTTTATAAACTCGAGCTGGAGACCACCGTCGACCAGGCGAGCGGCGATTACTGGAACGTCCTGGCGTCGGACGGCGCGGCGGGGGACGTGTATGAGGATGGCACGTTCTGGCAACTCCAGGCCGACCCACTCGATGAGTGGGGTGAATGGGTTGGGCAGGACCTGACGATGACGCTCACCTGCGCCTTCCAGCGCGTGTACCTGACCGCCAACGCACGCGGGGCGTGGGGCAATGCTATCGCCCTGGCGGCGTCGGGCGCGAACCTGTCAGTGAGCGGCGCCGCCCTGTCCGGTGGCGTGGATGGTCCGGCGGGTCTGTTTTCCTACGAGGCCGGTTTGCAGACGTTCCCCTATGCCGCGGACAACTGGCAGGGGGAGAACACCAACGGGCTGCGCGCGATAGAGGAGGCTGTCACCAGCGAGTGGGGGTATCTGTGGTCCGCGCGAGATGGCACGCTGACATTCAAGAATCGGGACTGGATATTCAAGCGACAGCTGGAAGCCGCCGCGATGGCATTCGACAACGAGCCGAACATGATTGATGGCAGTGTGGACACATTTGACATCGTCAACAATGTATCGGTGAGCTATGCGCCACGGAGGGTGGCGGCGACGGCTGTCGTTGCGCGCGCCACGGACGGCATCCGCGTTCTGGGCAAGCGGGCTATACGGCGACGGAACTCGTCCGATCCATATATAGGCGACGTGATTACCCTGCCGTTCGTAGACCCCGAGGGCGGGCGAACTGTGGCAGCAAAAGACCTGATTCACCCCGTTCCCGGCACCGATTACCGGGTAACGCGCGGCGGGCAGGGACTAACCGCCGATTTGTCGTCCGAGGGCTACGTCACCTGTACCCTGGCACGAAACGCCAACGACGTCGAGGTGACGTTCCAAAACACGGCTAAGCTAACGTACTGGGTATGGGATTTCCAAATTCGGGGTGCCGCCGTCCTGACCTATAACCGGATGCAATCAGCCCGCGATAGTGAGGCCAGCGTCGCGGCTTACGGACGGCGCAAGATGGACGTAGAGTTGCCACTGTATTCGACGCACGCTCTCGCCGAATCGATTGCGGATTATCTGGTGCTGCGCTATGCAACGCCTGTATACCGCGTGCCACAAATCGCGCTGCGGGGGCGCACGATATTCGGCGGGGTGAACATTTACAGCGTGGAAATTGGCGACATGATTGAAGTCACCGATGACCAAACGGGATTAGACAGCGCACGGTTCGTGATCATTGGCTATACCGCGCTGCTGGAGCGGGGCGGCTATCACGAATTGAATTGGACGGTTCGGCGCCTGGATGACCGGAATTTCTTCATCCTGGACGACCCTGTCTATAGCAAACTCGATGGCACGAATTATCTGACGATATGAGGCAGCAATGGCCTGGAAAACACCAAAAACCTGGAGCGTAAGCGATGCGCTGGGCGCGGCGGCGCTAAATGAGGAACTGCGCGACAATCTGGAACACCTGTATGGCAACCTGCCCGCGCGCGCCACGATGTGGCACGACGAAGCGACCGTCACGACGGGCAACGCGCTGACGACGGCGGCGGCCTCAACGCAGTTGTACAACGGCTGGGCGTTCCAGAGCGCCAGCGCGAACGGCGACACGTTCACGCACGGCTTTATGGTGGCTGAGGGGACGTACACACTCTACATCCTGGGGCGCCACCACACCAGCGCGGGGCGGGTGGACTGGTACATAGACGACGTACTGATCGCCAGCGCGCAAGACTGGTACGCGGGCAGCACGGCGCCGAACATCACCAAGACAGTTTCTAGCATCACCATCAGCGAGGGCGGATGGCACGTCCTGAAGGGCACCATCAACGGCAAGAACGCGTCATCCAGTGGCTACGATATGTACCTGACCAAGTACTGGCTGAAGCAGGCGAGCGACTAAACCCCCGCCGCGCGGGCGCTAGGGCCGACCGCGCAGCAGGGGCACCGTGAGTATAGCACAGGCCCGGATGTGGGGAAATCATGCCGGAAATACCAGACAGCATCGCGCTGGTCATCATTTGGGGACTCGTGCGAGTCATCGAAAAAGGGTTGGACCTGTTTGCGGGCTGGCGCAAGGACGACGCGCAGACGGACAAAATCAGCGCCGCACGCGAGTCGCAGTTGATGCAGATGGTGCAGACCATGCTGGACTCGACGCTGTCCGCGCAGCACGTGCGCTACACCGAGTTCGTGCGCGAGGTGCAAACCGGGTTTGATAAGTTGACCGAGAAAATTCAGGTCACCTTCACGAACGCGCTGACCGAACTGGTGGACCAGATGTCAATAAGGATGTCAGCCGTGACCGAACAGCGCAACACAAAACTCGACAGCATCCAGGCGGACGTGCGCGCTGTGCCGGGGCACGTCAAGACAGATACCGACACACAGTTTGACAGCGTGCGCGCGCTGGTGGCGAAGGCCGTGGGCGACCTGGGCGCGGACCTCAAGCGCGAGTTACAGCAGACGGCAGAGAAGCAGCTGACGGCGCAGCAGGTGGAAGGCGTCATCGACCGGACGCTGATGCACCGTCTGCTGGACCTGTCCGCGAAACTGGACGCCCTGGCACTGGTGCGCGGGGAGGCGACCGACACGCACACCGCCGCCGCCGCGCCGGAAGCGGGCGAGGGCGCGGACGACCAGAAGACGACGCAAGACGGGTAACCGGGGCGGGGGCGCACATGCCGACCTATGTGTTCGGCCTTAGCGATGTCAAAATTTACACGGGATGGTCTGCCACGGCGGGCACCTACGACCAGGTAGCCGAGATCGAGTCGGCGCAGATGCTGGTGACGGACCTCGTCATGCAGCAGGCGCAGTTGGAAGGCGACGACCATATTACTGACATCGTATCGCGGGTTACGTCGGTTAGCTTTCGTGTGCGCTTTGGGTTCCGTGACCTGGACGTGATCAGCCTGATCACCGGGGCCACGTTGGCGGAGTCGGACACGTTCGATAGCCTAACGTTCGGGCGCGATACGCTGAGTGAGTTCTCGCTGTGGGGCATGGCAGACGGGACCGGGGAATCGGGCCAACACTTAGAGATATGGATTCCGCGCTGCAAGCTGTTAGATGGCTTCGGCGTCACGATGGAAAAGGGCACATACGTCACGCCGGAACTAGAGGGCGTGGGACTGTACGACATAGAGGAGGAAACAGCGATGACGATGCGACAGATGCTCACGCTGGGCGTGCCGGTGGGCGGGGGTGGGGGGCTTGCCGCGCTGCGCGCCACATTTTCGGGAGCAGGGGATACCGTCGCGTTATTTCGTGAGGATGTTAGCGGAGACGCCATTGATCCGTCCTATTATCTCGCGCAGCATATCGGTGACCAGCGTTATTGGTGCATCGAACTCAAGCAGATTGAAGACGCTGGGGGGCGTACTATCTCATCCTGGCGCAGGGGCCAAATTCGCCGTCCGGTCCTGTCGGTGAGCCAAGACGATGCAGCAGTTACGCTCTCAGGGACCTGGGTCAGTGCGAACGATGCGGGAGCCTATGGTGGAAATTATGCCCGGTCCGCCACCACCACTGATTACGCTGAGTATACAACACCCGCTGACACGATTTCGGTGGGGGTGTTTACGTATCCGGTGACCAATGCGGGCCTTGCACTGGTGTCCATTGATGGCGACACGACGACGGCAACCAACCTGCCAACAGCGCAAGACGTAGTGGACGACGGGACGTTTCCCGACTCCATTCTGATCGCCAACGGCGGCACGCTCAACCCGACCGACCGCGTGCTGGATGGATATGCTATAGGAACCTATGTCCAAAAGCATTATCCATTGATTTTGGCTGACGATCTGACCCCCGGTGCGCATACCGTGCGTCTTACTGTGACCGGATATAAACGCGCTGCGTCATCAGATGTGCGGGTTTATGTCTGCGGCCTTTGCTATCGACTAAGCACAACACAACTCACTGACGCAAACGCAATGTTGGCGGTGCTGCTTAATCTCGACACCGGCCTTTCGGCGTTTGAGTATGCGTTCAACATAAACGGCGGGTCGAGTAGCGTCTTTGTTGGAAATTGTGCTCACGGTTATGATGACGAAAGCGAGATTGTCTACAAGGTGGATGGCGTCACGCAAGCGCCTGACAATTTCGACTATATCGCGGGGTCATTGATCACAGTTAATCGGCTGTCCAATCTCTACCACCCTGACATTGATGGCGGGACAACCCCGGTTGCATCAGTGGACCTGACATATACGGTTCATCCCACGTCCGGGATCACCGTGACACACACGATTACATGGTTGGCGAACGTCTCAGGCACGAACTGTTACCCACATATGTTTCCACTATCCGGCGCAGTATTCACCAAAGGCGGCAATTTCGACGCCGCCACCGCTGATGTGTTACTGGATAGCGATGACAGTAGTCGAGTCTGCAACGCGCCAAGCCGCGCCGTGTACGCGTGGCAAACAGGCGGACACTACGCGGCGCTGTTGTCTATCGATAATCTTATACCAGTTAACGACTGGCTAGATTCTGGCGGTGTCACGTTCTGGATCGAAGATCGAACCGGGGGGAGCATTAACAAAATCTACCTGACGCGCATCGGCGCCACAAGTAAAAATATTGCCAACACTGAGACATGGCAAGGTAACGCGAACTATCGAGTGGCTTATCTGGACGATCCGGACGCGACATTAGCAAAGGCGTGACATACTCCCCACGGCTAAAGCCGGGGGTTTCCGGCGAGTATTTTCGATAAATAGCGGCCCCGCGCCGCAGGAGGCACAAGCACAATGGACCTGGAAACGACGCAACTGGAAGGCTGGCTGGAACTGCTGATTAACTTCGGCATCCCGGCCATCGGCACCCTCGTCGGCGTGCTGCTGCTGTGGATTGGCGGCACCGAACTCGCGGCGCGCGTGCGAACGACGGCGCAAGCCGCACGCAAGTACGTTGATGAACCAGACGACTTCATCATCGTCGCCATCGACGGGGCGGGGGAATGGATGCTGCATCGCACGCTGGACGCGGCCATCATCTCGCGCCTGTTGACGGCCACGGTAGACGCCATCGGCAAGCCGCCGCAAGAGGTAGCCATCGGTGACACGCCTAAATAGCGCGCTGGCGCTGCTGCTGGTCGTCCTGGTCGCCGCCGTCGTCGCGCTGTCGGTCGTGCCCGCGCGCGCGCAGGACCGCAGCAGCACGCCCGCTGGCAACGCCACGCCCGACGCGAGTGAGGAGTGGATACCGCTTGGCATCCTGGAACGGAACGTTACCACTGGCGTCCTGCGCCTGCGTCCGTTGGACGCGCCGACGCCTGTCCCGCCGACTGGCACGCCGACAGCAACGCCGACGCCCACGCCCACCGCCAGCCCGACGCCCACGCCCACCGCCACGCCGGGGCAGGGGGAACCAACGCAAGAGACGACGCCGCCGCCTACACCACCGCCAAGCACTGACATCCCGCGCGTCTGCGAAGGCGGCGTGGCTGTATCGGCGCTGCGCGTTCGTGCCGACCAC